AGTAATAGTTGCCGTTAAACCGGTATCCACCGGAGTACTCGTAGAATTACTGACAGGGGCTGACGCCTGTGCGTTAACAATTTGCAATACTTTCCCGCCACCACTTGCAATATAGGACCAAGTATCTGTGCCGGTTTTAACTATCGCTGCCGCACCGTTTTGCGCTAACGCTGCGATGGTCCCGGAGATCGTGACACCGCCGGTAGCCGTCACGGTGCAAGCACCGGCCCCAAGGTTAAGGATGTTGATCCGGGTGCCGGTTGGGTAGGCAACTGTGGCATTTAATGGCACCGTGAAAGTGTTAGAGGTTGCCACGGTCATGGTTACCGTTTTTCCGGCATCGGTTAGGACCCCGGTGTATGAGGCGGTTTGTGCGTTAATTCCGCGCCCAATGTAATAGCCTGCCGCGTCGATAGCGTTAGCGACCGTCAAACTGGCTGCCGGCCACGCCGCAACCAAATCGCTCCCAGAAACGTACGGGGAACCGTACGAGGTTGTTGCCATGCTTTAGTCCTTTCCTAGGCCGCTAAATCGCCAGCGTTAACAACGTTGTACCAAATTATTGCCGGGTCCACTGCGGACCATGTTAGCGCAGCATCGACCCCAGACCATGTAACCGTCTGGTAGGAATAGCGGGGGTCGCTGATACTGAAAGTAATTACATGACCGTCTGGGGTGTATGTTTCCGCCCACCCTTCCACGATCCCTTGGAACGCCTCGAAGGGTGCGGGGGCTGGTAGCCCGGGGACTGTGACCGTGGCCCCGTTGATTAGGGCCATGACCCGGTCACGGTCCGGGGTTGCGAGCGCATCCACATACACCGATATTTGGCCCAACGACCATAGGGGGTTGGCTTGGGCCGTCAGAATGTTTGACGCCCTAGCTGTGGCATCCCCGACGGCGTCGAGGCCTGTTGTTAACTCGTAGGCTCGTAGACCGTAGTCGCTGATACTGTTCGCGTCTGTCGAGTTCACGGTATTTGAGGACGGGCCGTACGTCACGGTGACGTCATTTATGAGGGCTTGCAGGTTTTGGGTCCAGGTTGGGGTCCAAATAACCCCCGAACTTGGGAACGTGTAAGTAGCAATACTGGTGGGGAAACTGTCCCACGACTGGCCGTAATAGTCCCAGTCTTGGGTCTGGGCGGACCACGTCGCCGCAAACGCGGTTAGACCCCTTGACCCGTACGCCTCAAACGAGATGACCCCCTCGGGGGTGTCAAAGTAGGTTGCCCCGGACCATTCCGCCAACTCCGAGAGGGCGTCCAGTACTGAGGTTTCGACAATGTCCCCACCGGTCACACTGTGCAGGTCAAGGGTTTGACTTCCCCCGTTCAGGTAACTGAGCCCCCCGTCCGTTAACACGGTCTCGACCCGCTGCTCTACGGTTTCGTGCGGGAACCCGGTCCCCCCAGTGCGTCGCAAGCCCAACGTCGCCAGGTTACCCATAGCCGTCAGGGTGGTTACCGCTGTTGGGGGGTTTGTTGACAGGTGCGTTATGGACAGGTCCGATATTTTCCCGTGGAACCTGTCAAACCCGTACGCGTAAACCTCCACCTCATCGGACATGACCGCTGCGACACCCTGCGACCCCCTGATACTGATTTGGCAACTAGACGGGGTAGGGGAACTGGTCACGTCGTTTCGGCCGTGCTCAACACTGACCGAATACTCGACGTCATCGAGGTTAAGGGACACCCCGGCAATAACTATCGACGTTATTGGGCTCACGTTAGGACCGGCCTAACCCCTACCCCGGCTCGCTGATCTGACTGCCGGATAAGCCTGGCGAGGCTTTGCGCTGTCGCCTGCTCGGTTAACTGCACCTGGCGGGCTGTTTCCCTCGCTGACACCTCAGCGCGTGCCGCGGTCCCAGCGGCCTCCGCCGCCCTAATAGCCTCGGCTACGGCTTGCGCTATTTCGGCTTTAATGTTCGCCCCAATGGGTTGCCCGATGGCTTGCCCAATTTTGCGCAGCCTTTTCTCCTCTAAAGCTATTTGGGTGATAGTGCCGTTGACAAATTCCTCTGCGGAGTCTTGGCCGGCTAGTAGGAACTCGGGGACCATCGCCTGGGCAACCAGGTTGGCTTGGGTTTGTACGGTGCTGAGTTTGTCCGCCATTGTGGTTATGAGCCCGGTGTCTATGAGGGCTTGCCCGTACAAGGCGCCTTGCTCGACCCCTTGGGCGGCTAGGTAGTCCGCTAACCCTTGCCCGCCCTCCTCTTTGATTCTTTTTAGGACGTTGCCGTACCAGGTGAGTTTGTCTACCTCGCTGTTTACGCCGGCTATCCACTGGGCCGCGTCGACGGCCCCGTCTTTCATCTCGAACCCTGTGCCGAGGTCGAACCCTTGGGTGATCTGTTTGGCGAGGCTGTCAACGTAGGTGGTTACTGCGGCGGTCGCGTTGTCGAGTTCAGCGGTCTGGGCTTTCAGTTTTGTGGTTAAACCACCCACCAACGTTTGTTGACCTTCGAGGAGTTTGTTAGTGGTGTCCGCTGCGCTGTTCGCGCTGCCGCTGGCCCGGCTGTAATCGTCAACGGCCCCGGAAAGGTCCGCCATTCTTTCTGCGGCGCCTTGCGCTCTTTCCGCTTGGTCCGCTGTTGTTTTAGTGGACTGTGCGGTGATCTGCGCGAACTTAATAAAGTCTCGGTAGGTTGACTCGACCACGTCCAATAGGTCGTCAACTTGGCCGGTAGCGTAGTCCGCGGCGTCGCCGAGGCCTTTAAGCCTGTGGGTCCAACCCTCTGTGGCTAGGCTTGCCTTGTTGGTCTGTTCGGGGGCTAACCCTAGTAAGTAAATGAAACTACCTAGCGGGCTGTTAACGTCAGTGAAAGAGCCCCCAAGGTCTGCAACAAAGCCGCCCAAAATTTTAGCGACCCGGCTAAACCCTTCCGTTGAGGTTTTAGCGTTGTCAGTTTGTAGCGTGGTTTGCTTTAGGTTTGTTGTGTAAGTGTTTAATGCTGTCGTTGCAAACGTCCCAAACGCTGTACCGACACCCTCAACTAGAGGCTCTAAGTCCTCCATTGTGTCTATAAGGTTTTGGGTGGTGTCGTTTGTGTTACCTAGGGCAGTTAGTAGACCGCTGCCAAATGATTCTTTTAACACGTCAAACGCGGTTGCCAGTCTGCGGGTTTGACCTTCGTATGTTTGGGCGGCGGTTTGGGCTTGGCCGCTGAAAGTTTTAGACAATGACGCGGTTATCTGGTTCATGTCACCGGTTTTGAGTATTGCCGTGTCAATGCCAGCGCCTAAACGTGAAAGGCCAGACACGTTTCCGTCATATGCACGCCCTAATGCCTGTACCACGGCGTCCAAGGATTTCCCGGAGCCTGAACTAATGTCCAGAGCGAGGGCTAGGGCTTTGTTGGCCCCCTCCGTGTCTTTAATGGAACGTACTAGACGGTCATAGGCTGGTCTTAGTTCGTCATCCGCGATACCCAGAGACTTCTCTAGGGCACCTATGTATTCCTCAACTTTTTCTGTGTCGTGCGCTAGGCCCACGTTACTTAAAGTTTTAGCCAATTTGGTGAGGGCGGCCTCATCCTCTATTGCCGCTTGCACCCCGTCTATCGCCAGTTTCGCTGCGAAGGCCCCAGCCGCTACGCCCGCACCAATTAGGGCGGGGCCGAGCAAGTTGTTAAGGGTGTTCCCGAACCCGCCTAGCGCACCGTTAGCGGTGTTAAGTCCCCTGGTTAGTTTGCTGACGTCTGCCGCCAAATAGACGGTTAAAGTTTTAGCCATTACAGGGTGTCCCATTTCTTAACAATGCGGTCAACGGCTCGACCCCATTCAGCGAGTGCCGCAGGTTGATAAGCTTTCGTTTTCGTTAACCACTCGGTTTGCTCAAACGGTGCAAACGAGTCGCGGCGCTGCCCGCTGCTCGACGGGTACCGAACCATGGTGGCCGAGCCGCCGCCGCTGAGGGTTTTCTTGTTGTTCCCAATGTTTACGGCGGGCACCCGGTCCCGCTTAACTTTCACACTATCCGCGATAACTTGACCCCAGGGGCCTGCATAAAATAGGGCCGCGTTACGCCAAGCGGGGGCCATATGCTTTTCCGCAATTTTCATGGACGCGTCCCGGAGTTCCCCGCTGGCCTCTTTCGGGAGGGCCTTAAACGCCCTGAGCACCTCGTTAAGGCCGTCTATGTAGGCGTCAAACTGTGCCACCGCTTAACTCCTCCACATAGGTTGCTAATAGTCTCGGTTCCATCCTTGCTAACTCCTCAACGGGCCTACCTAGATGGATGGATAGGCGCACCATTAGGCGTTCTATGGTGCCGTGAGGGTAGGGTCCGTGGCCGGGCCCTGTTCGGCCCACACCCTCTCAGTTCGTGCCCACTTTTGTACCTGATCCATTTTTGTCGGCTCGTTCTCATGCTCAGCCATGTACGCGACAAGTGTGCAAAGGTCCACAAGTTTCGGGGAACCTGCGCACAACTTGTTGGCGAGCATCATGTCAGCGGCCAAACAGTCAACCACTATAGGTTCTAAACTGCCGTTCTTTGAGTATGTAACTTTCGGATACATGACGTTTCCCCGTCCACATTAACTGAAGGTGACAGTGCCGGTGAAGGACACCGAGCAGGTTGCGATACCTGCGGCCTCAACGGTCATCTCGCATGACTCCACATACATTGCCGCACCCGCCCAACCACCGGCCGCCGAGTCCACACCGACAACCACCGAGGTGCCCGCAGCGATAGACGTCTGTAGTGCGTCGTATAGACCGGTGTTCTCGTCGTACAAGAACTCCAGGCTAATGGTCGAGTTGAGGTCTGTCTGGTCAAACGCGACCGAGTCAAGAGTCTTGGTGCGTAGGATAGTTGGGCTGGTTGTTACTGTGCCCGTTGTAATCTGGCTTTCGTATTGGGCTGCGCCTACGTCCACGGTGAACGCTGCGCCCGCCACTGATACTGCTGGCATTGTTTACTCCTTCATTTGGGCGGAGACATTTATCTCCGTGGTGTATACGGTTCCCTGCGCCCCCGTGTCTTGCAGTTGGGGGGGTCCAACTAGATCAACCAAATAGCCTGACGGTATAAGGCCGAGGATGTCGTCTACCGCGTCCTCGATGTCGAGGGTAGCGGCTGCATTATTTCGTGGAGAGATAACCAGGAGCACCCGCCACCTGACCCGGTAGTTAAGGTTAGAGCCGAGGCGGGTTGGTTGTATCCACGGCGAATCGGGTACCACCACAACACAAGGTGGTGACGGTACCGCTGGCATGGTTTGGTAAACCTTCCAGCTTTGACCGGTCAACGCGGTGACAATAGCCTCCCGCGCCTCCGTGGATAACGCTGTCACCCGACCATCCCCCCAACGTTCAGGTACGGGCCGAGTAACGCCATGACCCGCCTGGTCATCCAAACACTCAACCGGTAAGGGCCGGGGCTAAAATCTGTCGCCACGGCTTGCCCACCCGCTGCGGTGCGGGCCTGGAATATCTCCACCCCAACACTGAGGGCGGCCTCTTTGCAGGCTGCCGGTTCCGCCGCGTATGCGGTTGTGGTTAGGAGCGACCCGACAATGTCGTCGGCGGCCTCAGCCACCTGGTCTAGGACATCGTCCATTGGCGCCGTGTAGTCAAGGTCTAGCGCTGCCGCTAGTTCTTGACCGTCTACGAGTGCCATGGTCGCTCCTAACCTTTCCCGTGTTAGACGTTTGTCATGCGGACAATGCCCGCTGGGAGGAACGCCGCCGTGACGCCGTATCCATATATGGCGATATCGCGGCCCAATTTGCTTACCGATTCGGCGGCCGCCAACCTGGGGCCGTCCTCGACCCAGCGGGCTGCTGCGCCGTTCGTGACTACGGCTTGGTAGGCCGCGTTGCTGTCGAGGTACACGGCGCGGATAACTGGTAGCCCAGACACGTTGACGCGCAAAGTGCTGGCGGTTGCGACACCGCTAACGTTTTGGACGCTGTACGGCTCCGGCTGGAAGGTAGACCAACCACCAATAGCGGTGAACACTGCCGTGGAGACAAACACTGCCGTTGCTGGTGTGCCAGTAGCATCCTCAACACTGACTGACGCCGCAAATACTGCCTCGCGGAATCCTGCGCCGGTTGTGTCCGCCGCGAAATCGTAGTCTTGGATACCGGTGCCGTCGGCCCAGAGATCGGCCGTAAACTTACGGTCCGTAACGGTCGCATAGGACGCGGCCATGATGCGGTTATGTGCATCGAGGTAGGACGGGCTTGACCGCTGCAACAACTGGTAAGAGATGTCCGAGCCTGCCGCGTAGGTGTCGAGAGTTGCGGTCCCCTTCTCGATACTGATCTGTACGGAGTTGACTTCGCCTTTCTCTGCACCCTGCGCCTCAACGATATCCGTTAAAGACCCGTCAAAATATGGCCAGTTAATGTCCATGCCTGCGGTACCTGCGGACTGTGGGCCGCCGACACCTTGGATAACGCGGCGCCCAAGGTCAATGATGCCATTTACCTGTAGTAGCCAATTTGGTGGCATAACGCCCGGGTTGTCACCGGTCACCTGGTCGAACAGTGCACGGGACTCAACCTCACCCGATAGGACCGCCTTGGAGTAATCCCCAAAGGTTCGGAACTGCGCAAGAGGGTGGGCTGGCTCGCTGGTGAACGCACGCGCCTCGATGCTGGCAACTTGCTCCCGCACACTGGCAATAGCCTCGCGGGCCTCTTTATCCTCAGAAACCACGGGGGTTTCCTCGGCGGTTTCTTCTGGATTCATTTTGCTCTCTTCTCTAATAACGCTTACGCCGGCTGTGGCGTACGCGGGCATGTGGGTAAGGCTGACCTCCATTAGGCCGGCGGTCAGGTGTTGGACTTTGTCGCGGGTTTTAGACCACGCGGACTTAATCGGGGTGAACCCAACGCTCAAACCTTTAGACGCCCCCGTTCTGACGAGGGTGGCGGCGTCACGGCCTTGGGCCGTGTTGACTATCTGAAAGTCAATATAGAGCCCGTCCTCCCGGTTCTCGGCCCCGGTAATAACCCCAACAGGTTCACCGTGCCGGTACGCCAACGGTTTCCCAATAACGTCGTCAGGGGTGAACGCGTCACGCGCAAACGACTCCTCTACCCCACCAAGCTTTGTTGGAACGTTGTAGGGGACCGCCCTGCCGTACCCGGTCGCTACGATGTCGCCGCCGTCCTCCCGTAGTTCTAGGATCAGTTCGGCCTCAGTGTTTAACGTGTTCATTGTTGTGAGTCTCCTAACTCGGGAAGGTCGAGGAGTGTGCGGGCCTCGTCAATGCTCATAACGTTCAGGGGCAGCATTTGTGCCGCAAGGCCCGCAATATCGACCGGGTTACCGCGTAGAAACACGGACGTATCAAAGGTGACAACGTGACCCCTGGGCGTGACGTCCGGCATGGTGAGCCGTTGACTAATCAGGTCCATCACTGGGCGGAGAGCCGTGTCTAACAGTTGGCGGTATAGGTCTATGCGGTTTGAGTAGGTCAGGCTCGAGCCTGGCACCCCCGCACCCGTCCAAATCGGGTCAAGGTTAGCCAGGCGTGCTATTTGGATAGCCGCCGCGTTCCTCGCGTCGTCCAGTTGCATCTCGGACGGGTTAATACCCATCGCTTTCGCGTCAATGGTGGAGTTAAGGTAGGCGGTTACTTTCTCTGTGCGGGCTGTTTCCCACGCCTCTAGGAGTGCGTCTACTTGGTCTGCGGGGAGGTCCGCCCCGTTGTTTTTTAGTACAACTTGGGCTATTGGTGACTCCGCGTACATGAGTACGGCGGCCTCTAACGCGGCGGCGGTGTTAATGGTGGACGCCCCGGAGGTGAGCCAACCGTTATTCCCGTCGCCGTAGAACTTGATAATGTCCCGCACCGGTACCGTGTTCCCGTTCCAATAGAACGGGTCCGAGGGTGGTTGCGCGTTGACGTCTGTCCCGGTGAACGCGGTCTGGAGGTCGTTTACGTCCTCGACCCGCATTATTTCGGCGGACGCGGGGAACCCATCCCAACTGCGTGACGTGATCCTCCAATAGGCCCGGTCGTAAAATAGGAGATCGGCCACGGTGCGTTGCATTATGGCGGCGTACGGCAAAGTGTTTGAGGGGCTTGCTAGGAAAGCCCTAGCCACAATGGGTTGGCCGCTGATGTATTCGCGCAGCGGGAACGCCGATATTGTTGCCGTGTACGTTTTTAACGCCTTTTGGACGGCTGGCACTTGCATGGCTGTGGTGCGGGTGACCCGTACCCCGCCGCTGGCGAGTACTGAAGCCATGAGCGCTGAGGCCTCGCGGACGTGCAGAGCCGGGGCCTCCAACTGCGCGAGGGCAAGCGCGGTTGACTCCTGGCTCCGCACAATCCGGAGTGAACGGGGAAACGCCACGCCGCCATAATACCGACTAAATTACAACGGTGTGGTATGCGCGTTTTATGCGCGTCTGCGGCTCCTAATCATTGCCATCGGTTTAGGTGTTTTCGATGCTTGGGCGGCAGCGAACAGCACCGCCCTTGCCGCGTACACCCCACCCCGGCCCATAGGTGCAGTCAGGACCCAACCGCCTTGCCGTCTTGATATGTTCGAGTTGTAGAAATGCTCCAGGAGTACCGGGCTGTTGTCGTGCGCAAACGCCCGCCGGTCGAACAGGTCTAACAGGTTTTGGGTGGCCGCTGCGGCCTCCCGTTGTCCTACGAGTTCGTCAAACCGTTGAGTTAACCGGTCAACGTACCCCGGTGTCACTTGGACAAACAGGCTTGGGTGCCCGGCTCTTATTTTAGCTAATTGTTCGTCCGCCTCTTTGATCGTCCTGTGGGTCGTGACCCGCACCACGATACGATCCTCGACGGGGGCCGCGACCGCAACGGCGTGCCCCATCCCGTCAAAGTCTGACTCTAGGGCCACACTCCACACCCCAACTTGGGGTAGTTGTAGGTCTGACTGGGTTTGAGCCCACCACCTATCTTTGAGCCAATGGTTAGCTTTAGCGGTCCACTGGTTTAGGAACTGCCGGCGAAACGCCTCGGGCTCGATGTTTTCCCATTGTCTGCGGAGAAAGTCCTCCCGCGCCTGGTCCCAATCAGGTGAACCCCACACCCAAGAGCCCGGGTCGTCCATGTCCGCTTGGGGTGGGGCGGACCACTCCAGGAGTAGGACACTGCCCGGGTCCGGTGACTCTAGTTTGTCTATCGCCCTTTGCCGGTAGGAGATCATTAAATCACTGGTTGAGTCTCCCGCCGTGGATGTCATTATGAGTTGCGGGTTGAGCCTTTTCGACATTGTCGGCATAACAGAGTCCTCGATGACTGACCGTTTAACTAGAAACGCCTCGTCAACAAATATCATTGAGATCGAGTACCCGACACCGGCGGACTGGTTAGCGGCCCGCACAAGCCACCTATCCCCACTTGGTAACTCAATTTGGGGGGCCGTGTTCCCCCACCTGGTTGCTTTTTTGCCGTACTTTTCCACAGCCCATTGCCCAGCTGGGCGCATAACCTCCAAGGCAGTGGGGGTCGTGTTCGCTATGTGCAGGATAGTTTGGGTTTCCCCAAATAAGTGCGCGTGGTGTAAACGCCATAAGCACATTGCCCGCGTGAGGGTGCTCTTGCCCTGCTGTCTCCCTACCGTCAACAGCACCGACGGCCACACCAGGTTCCCAAACTCGTCGTGTTCGAGTATCCGGTTGAGCGCGTACCGCTGCCAAGGCAACAAAGACATATCAAAGTGCTCACCTAGCCACTCCTCAGCCTCCACCCCGTAACTACCCCGTGCGCGTTCAGGAGCCACGGACTCCAACCGGGGCAAGATAAACCCCTCCGGGTGGAACTCGGCCCGCACAAGGCCCTCCAAGGCCGTTTCAGGGGCTATGGGGGGGAGAAAGCG